AGTATATCAAGTGTAGTATCTGATTTATTAATGGATAAGGAAATTGATGGAGCGGATTTACAAGCTGAATTATCCCAGGGTTTGGCGGATGCTGCAGGTGACATGATAGGTGGAATGGCTAACGACTTAGTGTTTTCAAGATCAGGGCTACTGGGAAGTATAACTGAAGGCTTGTTTGGTTCAGGTATTGCTGATAAGATATTCCCACCTACTGACGTTGAGAAACTAGTACAGAAATTAGAAGACTTAGGGAAGTTCTCCGAGGTAATGATTCTTCACCTTGAAAGTATTAAAGATAGTTCTGAAGGTCTTAGAAATGATATTAAAGGCGGTCAGACTCAAGTTAAAACTACCGAGTCCGCCGACGGTATAAAACAATTAAGTGATGCTATAGCCAGTTCGGTAGGAGATTTGGGAAAAACTATCGCAGAGAAGTTTACTACTACAATAGAAAAGAGTTTAGGACATGTAGTTACTCAAGGAGAGTTAGATTTAGCTACTAAAACGTTCGTCACTGAGTCAGAGCTAAAAGATCGCCTAGACGCGTACAATAAGAAGGTTCAGGAAACAAAAGATAAGAAGAAGACGTATAAAGACTTACCTTCAAACACCTTATCAGCAAGTACAGGTACAGGTATACCTGCATTGGATAAAATAATCAGTAATATTGATATTATTAAAAAAGGTAAGGAATTAGAAGCCTTTCCTAATATGAATAAGAATAAGTATAGCTTCCAAGGTTTCGAAAGTGAAGAAGCAGGTAGAGCCGAGTTAAATAAGAATATAAAAGACCACCTTAGAATTGCTAAGGATAGTATCTTTGCACTTAATGCTGATTATTTTTTACAATTAGCAGGTCAGTATTCATACTTCAAAAAGGGTACTACTGATAGAGGAGCCAACTTAAGTGGAGTATCTAACGGTTCGGGACAAGGTCTTTTCGCGCAAGGTGATAAGGGCGGATTAGGTGCTATTATTCATGAAGCTGTTCATCCTTTAGTCGAAGCGCTAACTACTTTAAAAGATGCCGATAATTTTGATAAGTATTCGGACGTTTCACAGACTTCTATGCTTAATATGTCACAAGCGTACTTAGGATCGAAGGAGTTCAAGTCCTTAGATGTTCAAACTTCTACACAGGTATACCAGCTTTTAAATGCTATAACTGCAAAATCAGAGCATGTAATTGATGAGTACCTGGTACGAGCAGTATCCCAGAATTCCTTAAGAGGGGAGGGATCTAAGCCGTCTGATTGGGTACCAAGCTTTATTCAAGAAGCTATGCCTGAAGTAATAAAAGAGATGGATAGACTTTCCACTCCTCAGACTATTAAAGATTTTGATAGCAGTGTAGTAGATGCTACAAATAGTCTATTAGAATTTTTTAATAATTTTAAGAACTCTACTGCTAATAATATGTTAAATACCGGCAAAAAATTGTATACCAATGTAGAAACAGGGAAGAAGAAGTTCTTTACAAAAGATCCTGGTGGAAAATGGAACGTAGGTAGTAATAGATTTGGAGCAGATACAGGTCTCAGAAAAGGGCAGGTATTCGAGAAACAGAACATATTTACAGGCAAGGACAGAACGCCAGAAAAGCCGTATAAAAAACCTATGTTCGGCAGGTCTCAATTCGGAATGGGGCCCTTAAGTAAAGGGACTTTAGTAACAGGAGCTTTATATGCTTTGTATGAGTTTATAGATTATCTAACTACTTTACCGGAAAAATTCAAAACAGACGAAATGAGAGAAATGTCGGCTGATTACGATAAAAGATGGATAGAAATGTACGGCACTATGCCAAATGAGGGGTTCTTAAGACCAGAAGGGCAGTACGAGTCACTACAGAAAGAATTTGATGAAGGCAAGTTTAAGAACTCAATATCTAACTCTTTAATGCCAAGCAAGGCAGAGTTAGAAGACGGAAATATTTTTAAAATATACTGGAATTACGGTATAAAGATGGGTCAAGCAATAAATGAAGCCCTAGGATTAGATTCGGGTGGTTTTGCAGAAAAACTTAAGGCTAAATCTAGTGTAGAGTACTACGATCCCTATTCAAATTTAACAACTAATAGTCTTACTACTAGTAACTTAACTAAAGATGCTACTACTGATGTAGGAGATAGTTTGATATTTGGTTCGGCTACTAAAGATATAGATTCTATTGCAACTTCTGGACTGAACTTCACAGCTCAACTCATTGATACTCAAAGACTACAAATACAGGAATTTATGTCTGTGTTAGCAGCATCAGAAATGGGTACTCCACTTAAGGATGCAGTAACAAGTTTAGAGGCATTTATGAGTTTTATTAATACTCAGATGAAACCACTTGTTGTCGAACTTACTACCTTAGTAAGAGCTGCAAATAGTCTGTTCGGGTTAGGAGGAGGCGCCGCCTCTTCGTCCCCTTGGAGCGGTATGACTGTTCCTAGCTTTAATAATTCAACAGAAAATACTCTTAAACCTCATGTAGCTGCAACAGGTGCTATGTTGGTCGAATAAATATCTCCTGTAGTGCCCGGGTCTGGACAGCCAGTACAAGTTATTTCTGCTGGGACAGAAAATGCAATGACAGCCGCTGGTAGTCAAATAAAATCTTCATTAGCTAGTGGATTTGCTAATCTTATAATGAACAATAATAGTAACGCTAGGGCTATGATTACTAACACATTAAGCCAGGTGGGTACCAACTTAATGACTAGCGCTTTAGGTAGTATATTTGGTCTAGCAAATGGTGGTGTTCTTTCAGGAGGCTTTAAAGCCTTCGCAAACGGTGGTACTGTTTCTCAGCCTACACTGGGGTTAGTTGGAGAAGGTAAATACAATGAAGCGGTAGTGCCTCTACCTGATGGAAGATCAATTCCAGTAACGGGAGCAACAGGTAGTACAGAAAATAACATTACAGTTAATGTTACAATTGATAGTGATGGAAATGCTAAATCTGATACTAATTCTGGAATGGATGGAGATACAGCTAAACAACTTGGTTATATGGTTTCACAAGCAGTACAAATGGAACTAGTAGATCAGAAACGACCTGGAGGACTACTTAGTCAATACTAATTATGGCAAATTTTAATACAGAAGTAAATATAAATCCAGATAAAGGACTCAAATCCGACCAACAGCCTAGAATTTTGAAAGCTGTTTATGGTGATGGGTACGAGCAGCGAGTAGCTGCAGGTATAAATAATATACCTGAATCATGGAATTTAACTTGGAAAAATAGAACTTCGGCAGAAGCTAATAAGATTGTACGGTTCTTAGAAGAGCAAGGAGGAGTAACTGCATTTGATTGGTACCCTACGGGGTATGAGATATCTAGTACTACTACCGCACTTTCTACTAATAAACTAGTTGATACTAATCAATATTTTACTGCTAGATATTTAAACACTACTGTTACAGACTCAGGCGGAACTACTACTACTGTAACAGCAGTAGATAGCGCCACCACCCTATCATTAGCAGCAGATATTATGGCAAGTGGCGAAACGTATACTATTTATCCATATAAAAAATATACCTGTGCAAAATGGAGTTCTCAAGAAACTCTGTCAGGTATTAGAACTATAACAGCAACATTTACAAAGGTATTTGAACCATGAGTGATAAAATTACAGCGGATATTCACGGCTTTGAGCCTGGAGCAGTTATTGAGTTATTTGAACTTGATCTATCTTCTGGTACTGCCACCGATTCAGAACCTGTCCTTAGGTGGCATTCGGGTCATAATGAGAATATGCAAGAAATCATATGGCAAGGCAATAGATATTCAGCTATGCCTATTGAAGCCGAAGGGTTTGAGTTTTCTGGTAAGGGGTCTATACCTAGACCTTCACTAACTGTAGCTAATATTACTTCTATTTTATCAAGCGTTATTAATAGTTATGATGATTTAGTTGGTGCAAAGGTTACAAGAAAGAAAACTTTCGCAAAGTATTTAGACTCTTACTGTTATACTAATGGTTATCCAACCGCGGGAGTATGTACCGGAGAATCAGGATCGGATCCAAGTCTGAGTAAATCAGACTGTTTAGACTGTAATAAAAACGGTTCTGTAGGTACTTGGACAGTATACAACCAGACTACTTGTGAATCGGCAACTGGACCAGGTATATGGTACGCTTCTGCTATAGCAGATGATACTGCACATTTTCCCGAGGAGATTTGGTATGTAGATAGAAAAGCTGTAGAAACTAGGACTCATATTCAATTTGAATTAACTGCGGCACATGATATACACGGAGTTAAGCTACCTTCTAGAACAGTGGTAGCTAACTCATGCCCTTGGGTGTATAGAGGAGTAGAATGTGGGTATTCTGGTAGTATTATTTATGCAGCTATTGATGCTGTATTGACTCCTACAGTAGTTGCAGGAATAGTAACAGCAGTTACTATAACTAATGGTGGAGTGTACTTTACTGCGGTTCCTACGATTAGTTTTTCCGGAGCAAATGGATCGGGAGCTGTAGCTACTGCCTCAATACTCGATGGAGCCATCTCTAGTATTACATTAACTGCTGGAGGTTCTGGCTATGGATCTTGCGATATAAATACGTATACTACTAAGTCAACTTGTGAAGCTGCTACTCCAACTGCAGGTGTATGGGATGATACTACTCTACCTACTATAGTAGTAGCTGGAGGAGGAACTACAACCATAGCAGATCAATTTTGGGATATAAACAATAATAAAGTTACAGATAGTACTAAGGATGTATGTTCAAAAACTTTTACATCTTGTGAACTGAGGTTCCCTGAACCTACACCAAGCCCTTTTGGAGGGTTTCCAGGGGCCGGCATTAATATGGGATCGGTACGATGAATGAGAAAACACTAGATGATTTTAGAAAACATGTAGAAGAGGAGTTCCCTAAAGAGGCCTGTGGGTTTATTATAGGGGTGGGGAAGAAAGAAAGATACTTTCCCGCAAAAAATATAGCAGAATTACCAGAAGAGTATTTTATAATAGATCCAGTAAGTTATGCAGATGCAGAAGATACAGGAGTTATTATAGGGATCTGTCATTCTCATCCTAATGAAGGTTGTGAGCCTTCTGAAGCAGATAAAGTTGCTTGCGAAACTTCTAATAAGCCTTGGCACATTTTAAGTTGGCCAGGTAACAGACTGTATAGTTGGGAGCCTTCAGGGTACGAAGCACCGATAGTAGGTAGACAATTCAGTTATGGAATTTTAGATTGTTGTACATTAATTAGAGATTATTACAAAAAAGAGCTAAATATCGATTTTGAATGTTTCAGTGGTCAAGACGGCTGGTGGGATAAAGGTGAGAATCGATATTTAGAAAACTATGAAGAGCAAGGTTTTGTTAAGATACTTGATGAAAATGATATTAAAAAATATGATGTCTTTTTAATAAAATTAGTTTCACCTGTACCAAACCATGCCGCAGTTTTCATCGGAAACGATAGAATTTTACACCACGTACACGGTAGACTATCCAATAGAGAGCTTTATGGGGGATATTGGAGAAAGCATACCACGCACCATTTAAGGCACAAATCATTATGTTAAAGAAAGTAAAACTATATGGGGAACTAGCAGAGAAGTACGGTAAGGACTGGTCCTTAGATGTAAACTCGCCCGGTGAAGCTTTTAGAGCACTTGATGTTAATAATGTAGGATTTAGACAATTCGTAGCTTCTTCAGAAGAACGAGGTGTTGGCTATAAAGTAATAGTAGGAAAGTCTTATATTAATGACTATTCTGAGCTAGGACACCCTTCAGGGCGTCAAGAAATTAAAATAATACCTGTAATACTTGGAGCAAAAAATAAAGGCCTAGGCATGGTTCTTTTAGGGATTGCTATTATTGGTGGTGTAGGACTTTACTATCAAATGGCTATGAATGCTTCTTTAGCAGCAGCGGGTGGTCTTGGCGCGATACCTATGACTTTTGGACAAGGGTTGTCATTGGCTATGGCTAGTCCTGTAGGCGCAATGGCAATAAAGTTCGGAGGAGCCTTATTACTAGGTGGAATAGCTTCTATGCTAGCTCCCACTCCTGAACTCCCAGATACAGCTGATAAGCCTACAAACTATGGGTTCGATGGAGCAGCTAATACAGCTAGACAAGGTTATGCTATTCCAGTAGCTTACGGGCAATTATTAATAGGGGGAACTGTTATAAGTTCAGGAGTTTCACCAGAGGATTATACACCATGAGTAATAAAGATTGGATTAGAGGTGCTGGCGGCGGTAAAGGCGGCGGTGGTGCACCTAAAGAAGATGATGATACGTTATTTTCGGATTCTAAAGCTAGAATTATTGATTTGCTGTCCGAAGGTGAAATAGTAGGGTTATTAAATGCTGAAAAGTCTATTTACATAAATGAGACTCCGTTACAAGACTCTGCTGGGGGCAGTAACTTTGACAATGTATCTTACATTACTAGAGAAGGCACCAATTCTCAGACTTATATACCAGGGTTTGCAGGAACAGAAACGGGAGTAGCCGTTGGTATTATAGTAACTAAAGACGCGCCCGGAGCCGTAATCAAGACATTTACATCTAATACAGTAGATGCAATAAGAGTTATACTACATTCACCAGCTCTTTTAGATGCAGATAATGATCAGGGAGACTTACACGGTTCTGAAGTATCGTTTAAAATTTGGTTAGAAAAGGATAATAATGGAGCCTGGGGTACTCCGTACGTAACAGACACTTTTACAGGAAAGACATCATCAAAATATGAAAGAGCCTATAGAATAGATATTCCTTGGACAGATTTTACTACTATAGCTATCAAAGTAGAAAGGACTAGCGATGACGCTACTTCTACAAAAGTATCGAATGATCTATATTTTAGTTCTTATACTAAAATTATAGATAATAAATTAAGATACCCTAATAGCGCTCTAATAGCTACGCAGATAGACGCTAGACAATTTACTTCTATCCCTAGTCGAGCGTACGAGATAAAAGGAGTAAAAATAAAAGTTCCTAGTAACTATACTCCTTACGACCCAGGCCATTGTACATTAGCTGGTTATAGACGCCAGGATAGGTGTGAAGATGCAGGGGGTAATTGGTTAGGCACTTCGGTTGGAGATACTCTATATTCGGGATCGTGGGATGGTACATTTGATATTGCATGGACCTGTAATCCTGCTTGGATTTTATACGACCTATGTACTGATGACAGATACGGATTAGGTAAGTGGCTGTCTGCTAATCAGATGGATAAGTGGTCTTTATATGAGATTGGAAAGTATTGTGACGCGGTAGATAACTCAGGAAATTTTATTGGAGTTAGCAATGGATGGAAGAATTTTGAAGCACGATTTGCTTGTAATATGTATTTACAAGGAAGGGAAGAGGCTTTCAAAGTACTAAATGATATAGCCTCCTGTTTTAGAGGTATGATATACTGGCAACAAGGACAAGTTAGCTCTGTACAAGATGCACCTAAAGATCCAGTTATGAATTTTTCTGATGCTAATGTTATTGATGGCAAATTTACTTATGAAGGAACTTCTAGGAAACAGAGACATAATGTAGCCCATGTTACTTGGAATAACCCCGAGGATTTTTATAGGCAAAATGTTGAGTATGTAGAGGATGCTCCAGGCATAGTTAATGCTAATAACCAGATTTTTTCTACAGATGTAATTGCTGTAGGATGTACTTCACAAGGCCAGGCTCGTAGAGTAGGCAAGTGGATTTTATATACTGAAAGATACGAAACTGAAGCTATAACCTTTTCAACAGGTATGGAAGGTGCAGTAGTTAGGCCTGGAGACATTATTAAGGTAGCCGACTCCCATAAATCTGGTATTCGTTATGGAGGTAGAATTGCGGCAGGTAGTACAACTACTACTATTAAATTAGATGCTCCTACTTCTGTTACTTCGGCTAAAACTTATAAGTTATCTCTGATTAATACAGAAGAAGCTTGTATACAGTCTGGAGTTAAACAATCTATTGCTGCTTTATCATGTAGCGATGCTTCATATAGTACAGAAGACACTTGTTTACAATCAGCAGGAACTTGTTCCGGAGGTACTGCTACAGGCTCTGAAAACTATAGTGCATGTATATGTATAACAGATGCTATTTGGACTCCTACTAATACTTGGACTAGTCCACAATCTGTATGTTTAAATGCTCACGTAGATAACGAGTGGAAGCCTTATGTGTGGGTAGAGACCAAGGATGTCACCAGTGTTAGTACTACAGAGAAAGTAACCGAAATTACAGTGACCTCTGCATTCGCCAATACTCCTACTACTAATTATATGTGGATATTGGAGGAGATGGGGTCGGTAGAGGCCCAAGATTTTAGAGTATTAATGACTAGGGAGTCTGGTCCTAAT